TACAACTACAAACAAGAGTTAGCGTAACTTAAACGACGGTATCCACAACTCTCTACTATGGACGATGAAAATGTCGTTGACAAGTGGAACAAAGGTGAACTTGAGCTTTTGGCCCTGCATCCAAAGAGCGCAGGTCACGGGTTGAACCTACAGTTCGGCGGTAACAAGATTATCTTCTTATCGCTGCCGTGGTCGCTTGAGCTCTACGAACAGACCATCGGACGGTTGCACCGCAGCGGTCAAACAAAAGATGTGTGGTGTTATGTTCTGATTTGTAATAAGACTATTGACGAGCGTATCTATGCGAGTCTGCATGACAAGCGCTCGCTGTCGGAGTTGGCCTTAAATGAACTGGCGTGAATTGAATGAAGTCCTAACGGACTTTTCGGAACAGGAGGTATTGGGCCTCTTGGATGACGAGCGCAAGAACGCTCGGCGGTCTACGGTCATTATACGTTTGCATCAGCGTTACACGACGTTGCGAATGTTGCGTGAGCGAGCCGAACTATTAGGGGAAATTGATGAATCCGCACGATCTACTACAACAAGCAAGCGAAATAATAGGCGAGCGCGGGGCTGACTACGGTGGCATCGAAGATAATTTTCAGCTTATTGCTGATTTGGCATCTTTGCGCTTGGGCCGCGATATTCACCCCTTTGAGGTAGCGATTATCATGGTCTGCGTTAAGAACGCGCGCGCGTTTAGCAGCCCAACGCATATTGATAGCCGTCTTGACGCGATGAACTACGAAGCGTTTGCGGCGATGTTTGCCAATGACTATGTGGCCCAGAAAGAAGGTTCCGGCATTGGCTATAAAAAGCGCGCTGATCTAAAGCCCGCTAAGAAAGAAGATCTAAAGCCTGCACGCCGCGCGGAGCTTGCCGTAATCGACGATAAACTGAGCCGTTTCGGTTCCACGGAGCCGCCGAAGTTCAGCGGCAACGGCGCGCTGTTGAGCGACTGAGTATTGAGCCAGGGGAGGGCATGACCCTTCCCTGACTGTCTGGCAACTAGAAAGTGCCGTTGTCAAGATCAGTAGCAGTATCGTCCACGGTTTTAGGGGCCATAACGACATTGGTCTGTTGTGCTTTCAGTTTAGCTTGCAGATCCATACGACGTGTGACTTCCTCACGTCGCCCACGATCATAAGCGTCAGCGATTAATATTTTAACGCCGCCGTAGAGCACCGTTAAAAATAAGCCAATTAAGATAGCAGTTGTCATGCGCCCGTGACGTTAAAATCTTTAGCGCCGATCAGACCGATAGCAATTAACGCAGCTTGCAAAGAAGGCCAGTCAAGCGTCTTGGTCTGCCAAGCGTTGAAGAGGACACCAACGAGAGTGAGGACGCCAGGGATGGTGGTTTTCCAATTTTTAATCATTCGAGTGCTCCTCTAAAATAAATGCCAAGCATAAATGCTAGTTTTGCAACATATGACGCCGTAAGAGCGACAATGATTCTATTTAACAAGCGCTATGATCTGCGCTTTAACGTCGGCGATACGCGCAGACCAGCCTTTGCCAAACGTAGACCAGATAGAAAGCGATTGCATGAACGCCAGCCGTTTGTTCGTCACGGCCATAGCGACAAAGGTTTTGGTGGCTTGGATTGTTGCAGGGCCGATCTGACCGTCCTGCGTAACGCCGACAACAGCTTGAAGATATTTGGCCGCTCTTGATACGCCGCTGTTCACAGCAAAATCGAACACAGCAAAATCAACGCCGTCGGGCAAATTATCTCCAGAAACACGATCCCAATAGAGGTTCTTGTAAATCGCCGCAACTTCCGAATCAGCAATAGCGCGCACGCTCTGCGTTGGGAGATTCTGTGATTTACGCCAACTGTCATAGACCGCTTGTGTAACGCCCTTATTCGTCGGGCCGCCTGGATCTTTTGGATGGTCAACGTAGCCGCCCTCATATTTGAGAACCTGCTTAAGCGCCTGTGGATAATTCTCTTTCATCGCCGGTCTGCTTTCTGGCTTACAAGATCTCGAATGGTGTCAAGTTTTGCGAACACTTGGCCTAACGCTGAATTAAATTCATCGCGGGTAACGTAGCGCCCTGCTACAAGAACCTCGATAGCGGCGACCTTATCGGCCAGATCCTTATCGGCTTCTTGCAAATCTTTGACAGCGCCCCAGACGGTATTCAATACCCATCCGCCTAGGACGCCGATGATTCCAACGGCCACATCAAAAAACACTTGATATTCAGCCATTGGTGTCATCTCGCCATCGCATTTATGCCCTGCGTCGCTATAGGTGCAGCGATAGGGGCGTATTCAACAGAGAACGGAACAGCGGTTGGAGCGCCGCGTGTCATAGCGGCGACATTACCCGCCGCGCGGCGCGCTAGTGCATTACGAACAGCGCGCCCAGCCGCGCCACCAAGAGCCGCGCCAGTAGCGCCATAAAATGCATATGGATCTTCGTTACCTAGACCGTAACCGCCGACAAGCGCTTGTGTTGCCAACATACCTGGGCTACGCGAGGGCGCAAAACGGCTTGCAAAATTAGCAATTGCAGATCCTTCGCTGCCTTTTGCAACACGTTTTATCATGGTCTGTTCGTCAGGCGTAAATCGACGCATACGCCCTTCATTTTTTGCTAACGCGCGGAATTGCGATTCAATATTTTCGGCGGATCCGCCAGACAAATCAGCGCGTTCAATTAAGCGCTCAATTTCGGCGCTCTTGCTCATCATCTTATAGTCTTTGATACCAGACATAAGCGCGTCAGCGGCTTCTCTGCCTGCGCCCGTTTGTGATGCTATGTTGGTATTTTTTTCATTTGTAACAAAATCGTCCAACTTGTCCGTTAACATTCCGCCTAAACGGCGCACGTCTTTTTCTTTATCGTTGCGTAGAACACCAAGCGTTTGTCGAGCGTTGTGCAAACTTTCTATCGTCAATGGCTCATTGCCAAGATCTTTTATTACATTTATAGCGGCTGTTACATCGCCAAATTTAGGAAACCGCGGATCGTATCCTTTTAAATTTGTCCCTAAATTGTCCGCAAAAGTTTTAAATGCTGTTGGGTCATATTGAACACCAAGCGAAGTTGCTTTTTCGAAGGCTTGTGACGCGCGTTCACCAAGACCTTCAGTTGATGGTGGTTTACCAACTAAACGCAGAGCGCCGCGTTGTCCAGCGGCCAGCGCTGACTCAGCGGTTTGTTGCAATCCTGCCGCGCCTCTTGCGCCAGCTAGACCACCGACAAGACTTGTAGCCAACAGAGCGCGAGGATCTTCAATACCCATTTGTTCGGCGCGCACAGGCGCAACAGCGGCACCGGCACCGGCACCTGTCTGAACAAACGGACGTTCGCCCATTGTCGCTAATACATTACGCATTACGCCGGGGGCTGCGCGTTTAGCCAATACATTAGCTGCGCCTGCGCCAGTCAATGCACCGCCCGCGCCTTCAACACCTGCGGCTAATAACTCTTCAGCCTGCGTGCGAGGCCGGAAAGATTGCGGCGTCAGATATTGACGCGCGATGTCAGACGGCGTTCTAACTTGGGATGTGCCGATCTTAGGTGCTGCTATATTGTAAAGCGTCGTCGCCAGATCAGCGACACCTAACGCTGCCGGAGCTGCAACAGCGCCAACAGGGCCAGCAACAAGACCACCAAGTCCAGCCGCCGCCGCAATAGGAGCGATAGCGCCGCCAGCAACTTCAGCCGCGCGTCCGGCGGTTAAACCTTCAGACGGTTTTTGTGGCGCAGCTTCTAGCCCAAAATGCTGAAGTATTTCGGCGTCTGAATAACCAGCTTTTTTAGCTTCCGCTGTCTCAGGTATAGACATAAGGAATTGCTGGATCTCAGCATCCGAATATCCTGCCGCTTTTGCGCCCGCTACGTCAAACATTTTTATCTCGTATAGAAAGAAGACAATGGAGGCCGGTTAGGGGGTGGCGCAACAGGAGCGGCAGGCGCTACGGGGGCAGCGGCCTCTTCTGGCATTTTAATTTTACCAGAGCCATATCTTGAGGATATATCGCTAACAATTGCTCTTATTGATTCAATCGACATGGTTGGATCGCCTAAACGCTCCAACGCTGTTTTAAGTTCGAAATTCGAATCGAGTTCTTTAGATGTCTGACCAGTTGCTTCTTTAATATCTTGTAAAAGCTGTCCTCGTAGAGCGGAAATTCTATTACGTCTATCTTGAGCTTTAGACCCCAAGGCTTTTTCGGTTTCTTGACCGACAGTTGTTCCTTTAAGATACCGTCCCAGCGTGCCAAGCGGATCCGCAGCAGCCGTTTGGCTGCTTATCATGTCGCCAGAAGTTACTAACTGCTCATACGTCCCCAGCATCTTATCAAGAGTTTTGTCAATATTTGCCTGTCCTTTAATTTGCTTGCGCGTGCCAACTGTTACTGGCTGCGGCGCGGGAATAGGCGCGGCTTGTGCAACAGGCGGTAATGGTTGTGGAGTTGCCATAGCATTGACTGGCGCTGCGCCCATCATATTAATTGGCGGCTGAATCTGTGGGCCGCCCATAAACGTAGGTAGTCCACCCGCTGCGAACGCAGGAACAGCTTGCGATCCTGGCAAACCTGTGCCACGCGCAATATTCGCTTCTTGCATCCGACGACCGGCGTTGACGCCTTTATTGTCGCCAGCAAGACTTTCAATCGCTTTGGCAATAGCTTCTGGATTACCAGATTGCACCGCAGGAACGATACGGCTAGGAATATTGCCATAGTTATATGCGATAGAAGTAAGCGCTGCCCGTGTATTTTCAGGCAGACGGGCCCAATTTTCCTCGCCAACTTTAGCCGCGGCTTTTGGAATAAATTCAGTTTCTAATCTACGGTTGAGGTCACGGCGCGCATCGTCTTTAGTTATAGGGGCCATGCCCTTACGGACTTTTTCAACTGTTCCATCTTCGCGTGTTACTGTGCTACTACCAAAACCTACCCGATCAGCATTAACATCGAAATATGGTGTTGGTCTAAAGCCCTCAAAATTTTCTACTAATGGCGCAGCTAAGTTCTGACGTTCGCCGGGCATACCTTCGCCAGAAATAATAGGCGCAGGCACAAGACCTTGCGGTGTCTTGCGGTAAACTTCGCCGCCAGCTTCCATATATGATGGCGCAGTAACTTCAGATCCCGGCACAACTTCAGCACCGCCTGTAGCACCAACACGAATGAAACGCGAAGTGTCGCCAAAATGTTGTTGAAGCACCTGAGGCTTAAGATCCGCGCCTTTAAGACCAAGCATCGAAACAGTCTGCGGATCGTAAGTCGGCGATAATGTCGCTGCGGCTAACGGAAATGTTTCGGTAACTTGCTTATACCATGCGCCGTAGTTCTTCGCGTTAAGACGTGGAGCCATGTCAATTAGCGAGTCATACTTTTTAGACGCTAATTCAAATTGCGTTTTTTCTTCTTCACGGACGTCTTTAGCCGCAGCGGATTCCATCTGTTGTGCAAGTTTTTGCGCTTGCGTCTCTTGCAGCGCCGACGCTTGTCCTTGCGCTAATGCGCCAAGGATATTTACATTCGGAACCTGAAATTCTGGAAACGGCTGGTATTGAATAGGCATTATTGTTTTCCTGGGAACATTGCTCGACCGGCTAGATAACTGCCAGCCTGTATGCCTTGACCCGCAAGCGCCGCAAGAAGATTAGTTGGCCCCATTGCGCCTTGAGCGTAACTCGAACCGATATTAGCCGCGCCTTGAGCAAGACCTTGGCCCAAACCGCCATAAACGCCAGCCAATTGATTGCCCGCGCCTGTGTAAGTGCTTGCTAGATTAGCGGCTGTATTGCCATATAAATTAGCAAGATTCTGGCCTGTCCCGGTGTAGACACTTCCGATGTTAGCGCCAGTTGTGCCCGCCAAACCAGAGGCGATATTAGCTGCGCCTGCGCCCTGACCGCTAAGATTTTGAAGTCCTTGCGTAGCGGCAAGACGATTAGCCATAAAACGATTGTATGCGTTGCTATATTCTTGACTACCCGCCTCTTGACCATAGCGTGTAGCAGCTTTCAACGCGCCACCTGACCCGGCTAAACCGCCAGCCCGTGCAGCGTTAAGCATTTGTTGTTGTCCTTGCTGAAGCCGGAAAGCATAGCTCGGATCCATCTGAAGCTGTTCAAGCGTCGGCTGTTGCGTATACGCGCCGCCAGGGCCAAAGAGCTGCGCAAGCTGATTTGTTGCCTGCGTTCCTGCCTGCATATACGGTTGTTGATAGCCTACGCCTTCTTGATAGTATTGCGGAAGCGCTTGCAGCGCGCCAGTCTGACCAGCCTGAAGCGCGCCCGCGCCTTGAGTCTGACCTTGCCTGAGAGCATCCGCTGCTTGTTGTCGCGCTTGTTCAAGAGCTTGCTGTTGCTGTTGAGCCGCAGCCGCTTGGAACATCATGCCCTGTTGGGTGCCTTGCGCTTGAGCATTAGCGGCAGATTGAAAACCCATATTAGTTCTCTCTTGCTACGGTTCCATCTGCCTGTGGCTTGAAACCTAGTCTTTCCAATATGTTATACATAAAATCATGGCCTTTAGCGACTTTTGTAAATTGCATATCCGCCAAGATTTCTTTCAGTAATCCTTTAGTCAGCCAGCGCCTGCGCCATTCAGGTAATATTGATACATGAGTTTCGCCGTTTTTGGAATAGATAGCTCCTATCGGCGTGTTATCTCTCACGATCAATTTCAAGTTCCAATCTGCCGCAATAGCCTCGTAGTCCTCGTAACTTATATAATCTTCCCAATCAGTCGCGGCATAGCCTATCTTTAAGGCTATAGCGCGATCATTAGGTCTTGATGATGTATAGCACGGCATAGTTCTTAGGCCGAGTTTCGGTGTTGCCGGTGTAGGAATTGTTGACGGTCAGGCCAGTGGTATTTGAGTTTGTTGTAAAAGTGCCTGTTTGACTCATTATAGCGCCGGATCCACCGCCATTATTTGCAAGATAGGTGCCCGTAAATGTATGAGTATGGCTTGGATCATTAACGCCGTGATTATGCGTCGCGTAAGCATCAATCTGCGCGCCAGCAAACGTGCGGCCCACTGTAATAGCGGTGCCAAGCGTAAAAGTCAGACCTGTATTAGTAGCTGTGGCGTTAGATGAAATATACGCCGTCGTGCTATTATAGATGTTTGTAATATATGCGCCGGTCGGAATACCCGTGCCGCTGATCGCTTGCCCAACGGACAACGTTGATGTGCTTGCCATTGTAATTGTGGCGCTGCCATTTGTCGTCGCGCCAGTGCCAACAGTGCTAGAAGACGCCGTAGCCGCTGCCGAAATTGTAATAGAATTTGTGCTTTTGGTGGCAATCGTAGCGCCGGATGGGATACCTGTGCCGCTAATTGGCATACCAACGAATAGATAAGTCGTTGAATTTATGCCGCTAATTGTCGTGCTAGTATTAGTGGTTATACCACTGATAAGAGTGGTATCTTGGCTCGTAGTCGTCGCGCGGCTATCATAGCCTCGCAAAAACTGCCCGCGAAGATCCGGCACGTTAAATGTCGTTGAGCCGTCGCCTGTTCCCCATGTCGTGCTAATAGCCGCAAAAAGATCGGCATATGTTGTGCGGGATACAGCGGAGCCATCGCACAACAACCATCCAGAAGGCGTTGTTGATGAAGCATAAGCCAACAAAGCGCCGGGCGGCATGGATGTATCGACATAAGATTTTGTCGCCGCCTGAAGCGCAGACGTGGGGACGCCAGGAAGCACAACAGGGACAGTAGACGTAGCGTCTGTGGCGTTAATTGTTAAGCGCGTTGCCGAATTTGTTTTAACTGTAAAATTACGAGTGCTACTAGCCTCAAAGATTGAATCGGTAGAATCTGCCGATATGACCGTGCGGGCCGTGCCACCGGCTGTTGAGATCTGAATAGCGCCGCCTGCCACGTCAAGTTTATTTGCTGGTGCAGCGGTTCCGATACCAACATTACCCGAACTATCTACAACAAAAGGCGATGAGTCAGGATCAGTTTCGTCCTGCACGCGGATAGCTGGGCCTGCACCAAGCTGAGTTATGAGCAACGCAGGGCCAGGGCTGTTATCGGCTATAGTTACGTTAGTCGTAAAAACAGGTGATACGGCTGTAGATGGCGGGGCGATATTATCTACCGTCCAAATTTCTGTGCCGTTAGCGTCAGTTAGTTTGAATTTATACGATGTGCCCGTAAGCCAAATGTTGGCTTCGCCGCGTGAGTCCAATACAATTGGATTGCTGTTAGGCGTCGAAGCTGCCGCGTCCGTATAGGTCGCCTGTGGCGTGGTCGTGCCTGCAACATAAGTATAAAGAAAACCGCCTGCAAGCGGAACGCCTGCGGCGTCAATAAACTGAGCTTTAGCGGTGGGCGATACAACAGCCATTTAGACACCTACACAACTTGTAACGGTCAGGATGACCGAAGGAATAGCGGGAACTGGGCTAGACGCAGCCACATACGGAATTGA